TACTGCTACAACGAATTTATTGTTTGAGTTTGTTATACCCTCTATATATCCACCAGCAGTATTCATCTCTAAATCTCTAGCAATACCACCAGTAGGTAAAAAGTATCTCCACAAATAACTTTCAGATGAACTCTCTTTTATGCCACAGTACACACTATCTCGTGTAACAAACATAAAATGTGGTGTTGGGTCCACACCATCTATAACCCATTCTTTTACTAACTGTCTGTTAGCTAGTATATATAAGTTATCTGCAACTGTAAGTTCTGCTCTATAGAACCTACCAACATCTCTACCTTTTTCTTTTGTACCAAAAAATACTAAACCCTCTGTAGCAGCAATAGAATGTACTTCTTCAAAAGGTATTACTGTTTGTCCTTTAAGTGAATAAACTCCATCATCTTCTTTTATAGAATAGATATCACCATTAGTAGAAGCTGCAAGAATAACTGCACCACCATCTGTAACTTGTGATATGTGATGTGTGTCCTCAAAACTAAATAAAGCATCATTATCTTGTAAGTCTGATGAACTCCAGGTCTGACCAAATGGACTAATTGCCCATACTCTTTCAAGTTCTCCATCATCACCAGATATAATCAATACACCTTTTACAAACCATACACCAGTAAGTCCTGCATTAGATGATTGGTCAGTTGTTCTCTCGTGCCAGGTAGTACCATCAAACTCTATAAGTTCTGAACCAGATGTACCATCAGCAGTAGTTAAGAACAGTCTGTTACCTACAGCAGCAATACCAGTAAAGTTGTAATTTATTGTAAGTCCTGTACTTACAGCAGACCAGGTATCACCATTGTCTGTAGATTTGTATATGACTGCTTGGTCTGTTACATACAAATCACCATTAGTTGTTTGTGCTAAGTAGTTATTGGTGCCACTAAAATTTATACCCTCATCTTGTGTGGTATGTAGTAGATGTACATTGTATGAAGTAACTTCATCTCCATGAAAAACATCTACACCTTTACTATCCCAAAACCTAGAAAAATCTACTTCTGTTGAGTTCCTTCTATGTGCTTTATCTAAACCACTACCACCAGAGAAATCTGTCCTGGAGTATATTTGACCGAACTCCTGTTGGAAATCTTCTGGAGTTTCGTTGGTGTTTATAGATTGTGCCTGGAGTTGTGCAGTATTAATACTCATCTGTCGTCCAGGACCAACAGCAAACCTTAGAAATAAATCATCTAAGTTAGCTTCAAACCCTTGTGCTTCGGGTTGTGTGGTATTACTTGGTGAAGGTAATACAGCCATTATCCACTATAGTTTATGTTCATTATTGATACTGGAGCTGGATACAAAGAACGTAAGTTACCTCTAGCTTCATCTATTAATAGTGACCTTAGTCGTAGTAATGCATTCCTTAATCTCTCACCAGAACCAACTGGATAATTTTCTGCTGCTAATTTTTCTGTAATAAACTCTTGTGTTGTGGCATCTATATCTGTAGCACCTACAATATCTGCTACTGCACCAACCATAACTATTTGTTGGTACTCATCTTCTAACAAACATGTTGTAGATAAATCATCTGTCTCTGCAGATGGTCTTACAAATTTTCTTTTAACAACTAAATAAACTGTCTTACCATTAGATGTGTTGTAAAACTGTACAGCTGTATTTGTAGTAGATGGTGGAAAGTTCTTTAACAATTCAATACCAGCTGAAGTGTATTGTTCACCACTAGCATTCTGTACATAGGAAGATAATACTTCTACTGTACTTTCAGCTACTTCTTGATATGTAGAGTTTGCTGTAGTTGTAAGTGTTGTTACGTTATATAGAGTTGGATACAGTCTCACAATATTATCTGATACTGCATCAAATACTGATTTACGTGGAAATGTTGGATTAATTGTTATTGTTGCTTCATCTGCGTGTGCAGCTGCAGTTGTACCAGTATGTCCTCTTGCTATTGTTAATGTTCTAGTAGAAGTGTTAGCTGCTGTAACTAACATAATCTCCTGGTCAACTTCTACTAAAGCACCATTACCTAATAGGTTCTCTTCTTCTGCAGAAAACAATCCAGCTTCATAAGTTAGTGTTGTTGCTGAATCTGTAATAGCACCATCTAATCTAGAGAACGCTGCTAAATCATCTGGTTTATTTAAAAAATCTCTGTAGATTCTATCTACTAATGTACTTACTGCTGCCATATATCTTATATTACTAGAGGGAGAAGTATTTATCTCCCTCTAATAAATATACTATCTAACTACTTATTAGGAAGTAGATAGGTTTGTAATTTTGCCATGGAATTGCTCTGGACCATATTCCAAACCAATCTCTCCATAAACTTGGAACTTGTAAGCTGCTCCAGATTGAGCTAAAGGCTCAACGAAGAAGTGTCCTTTTCCTGGAATATCCAAGAATACTGGCTTACAGAACGCAAGGTCAGCAATAATGATGTCATCAGCTGGTAAGTGTCTGTCATAAACAATACCGATTTGACCGAAGTCAGTTTCGATTGTTGTTATGTTTACACCACCAATGCTTCTATCTCTTGGTGCAAGTGATAATGCACTTGAGTAGATTGATGATAATTGTTGCTTTTGGAAAGCGTTAGCAAAGATAACTGGTTGCTCAAAAGGCGCACCGTTATCTGCCATTGATTTTAACAATGAATCAACTTTAGCTTGGTCTAAGTCAGCTGCAGCTGCTGCAACTTCGTTAGTAGAGATAGCTGCAAGCATACCTCTTGTTTTTCTAGCTGTTGATACATCTGTATCTGCAACATAAGTACCTTGCAAGAAAGAGAACTCAATGTCTCTAGCTGCTCTTTTCATAGCCATATCCAATTGGAAAGCTAATTCATCTTGTACTGGTTGGTTTCCTAAGATGGATTCTCCACTTAAGTTACCTGTTGCTGCTTGTTTTGTATATGATACGTTTACACCATACTGCATGATTTGTGTTACGTTAGTAACTTCGCTTCTGCTTCTTTCAGCATATGTTGGGTCTGCACCTTCTACAGCTGCTGTTTGAGCTGCTGCTGCATTATCAACTGTTTGCCATGTGAATTGCTTAGAAGTAACTGACTTACCTCCAGTCATTCCACCAATAGCAGAAAGGAATGGTGTATCGTTTGGAGTTACATTAAATAACTCACCCACGTAATTCGGGAGGTCATAAGAGTCTCCCATTCCGCTTACTGCACCCATTTAAATCTCCTTTACTATTCTTTTCGGGTTAATGCTTTTAATTTATCTGCTTTGAGATTAGCGCTAGTTTGCCAATCACCATCTGCCTGCGCTTGAGCAATCTGGTCATCTAATGAAACTGGCTCTACAGGAACTGATGCTTCAATAACAGTGTCTAAATTGTCTTGACTAGAAACAACTCTTTGTCGCTGCAATTCTTCTTGGGTTGGTTCAGCTGGTGCATCTCCCCATCCATATTCAGATGCGAATTGTTTAATTGCGTCAGCTTGTAATTCACCTTTATACAAGTCTTTTAATGCTTTACCTGGACCAGTAGTTGGGTCAAAGCCAGCATCTTTGATAGCGTTAGCCATCTGTACTGATTTATATTCCTTCTCTATTGATTCAAGTTCTTTAATGCGTTCACGCATTTGCTTGATAGCATTATTATCTTGTGTCTCTTCCACTGTATTCTCTACTTCGTTTTCCATTTATATCTCCTACTCCAAGTAATACTATTAACTGCATCATCCTTGGGTTTATGATGCGATAGGCGACAAAAAAAATAATTAAGAATAACGAAAATTGCCAGCCACTTTAGGCTATTCAGATACTAGGCGAATTTAATACGCAGCTTACACGCCAGATATAAGCTGGAGAGTGCAGCATCCATTTATAATCGGAGACGTCCGCAATCCGATAATATAATTATATACTATAAAAATAAAATAGTGGGTTTTTTACACCCACTATTTTTATATTACGTACACGAAAGGAAGGTTATATCTAATCCATTGCTGGAAAAGAATCCTTAAAAAAATTATAACACAAAAAAAATATTGTAACCTTTTTTTTATCACGTAGTCTAATTAGTGTAAGCGACAGAGAGGAAAACATGTACGGTGCATTTGATACTGTTGAAGAGTATGAAGCATTTGTAAAAGATGGTGACTGGTTTATAGATACAGAATCACCAGAGTATTGGAAGCAATTAATTGAGAATGCGAAGGAGGGTAAGTAATGGCTAAATATAAAGAGTTTGATAAAGGTGATTTATCTAAAAACGAATTACTAAAAGATAACTCGTATAACGATATTACTTATTCTATATTGGGTCACCAGCTTGATACAATCTGGTGGAAGCAAATTAACCATGAGAAGCTATCTACTGGTGAAGTTGGTAGCGGTTATCAAATTGATTTTGTAGATGGGACTCAGCTTAAGTTATCTACCTTACAGTTATTCAGTATTATCAATGATTTTGACTTGACAAATATTGAAACTCATAGATGGACATTACATGAGCTAGATGCTGATACATGGAAGGGTAAAGTAAGAGAAGAAGAATTTTACATAGATGTTCATGATTCCAAAGTGTATGTAATGGAGGAAGAATAATGTCTTGGTTTATTAATATAGATAATCTAGTTGTTGACATAGAGAACATTGAGGACTTACAAGATATGAGACGAGTCTTTTATGTAGCTTCTAAGAAACTAGGAGAGTTACAATATATAGATAAATACGAAAGGAGACATAATGTTTAGTTGGCAGGGACTAATATTATTCTTAGGTGCATGTTATGGTATCTACTTGACAGGAGTTCTGTTAAGAGAACTAACTAACGATGCTAAAGAATCTATTGCTATCTGGTTAGACGATAGAAAAAACAAATAGTTTAAAGCAAAGCCCCGACTGTTTTTGTGTTTTCCAGTTGGGGTTTTTGCTATTGTTCCTGGATACCAGTAACTCTAGAACCTCTTCTAGCTGCACCAGCAACTGGAGAGAATAAAGACCTCTCTTCTTCTTCTAATCTTTGAATGTTAGCTAACACGTCTGGGTCCTGGAATACAACAGCTTGTGTAAATTCTTCTAAGCCAATTCTCTCTTCAGTTTCTAAACCTCTTCTAGCTTGTAGTTCTTGTAGTCTAGGTAAGTCTCTTGAAGCTGCAGTATATAATTGTCTAGCTTGTTGCTGTGTTAATCCAGCTTTTCTTAATCCTTCTGCTTCTGTTCTTGTTATAGCAAAGCCAGCTCTTGCAGCTTCACCACCAATTTGTGCAGCAGTAATTCTACCTTCAATAATCTCTTCACCTATTGACGGGTCCAATGCTCCCATGAATATAGCTTCTGGTGTTAAGTCAACATTGTAGTTTGTAGAGAAGAAGTTTTGTACTCCTTGAATGTTATCTACAATACCTTCATATGCTGCGCTTACTCTTTGTTGAAACTCTCTAGCAGATACTTCACCTTCTAATAAACTTACAAATCTATCTGCTAATAATACTCTTGATGTTTGTTCTGGTATTCCATACTCCTGGAGTGTCCCAATATAAGATTGCTCTAACGCTTTATAAGTATTCTCGTTATACCTAACTTGTCCAGTAGCTGGATTATAGTTACCTGGAAACTCTGTTCTGTACTCTTCTGTCTGCCTAACTTCTTGTATAGCAGTAGTAGGATTACCAGACTTTGCCCATTCGGTTGCAAATAAATTAAGCAGCTCTGGTGACAGTTGTGGATATAAAGATTGTGCTTCTTCTAAATACGTAGCCATTATTGATTAACTCCTAAGTTTGTTTCTACAGAACCAGCAGCTCCACCTAGTGCTTGCTGCAGCGCTTGTGTAGCTTCTACTGTAACTTGTGATATGTTTTGTTCTAAACCTTTACTTCTAAGTATCTCTTGTCCTTGTTCATAATTGTTAGTAGCTACCATATCTTGCCACCAACCTTGTGTCTCATCAGCTTCTTGACCCCACATACTTCTAGTCATGCCACGCCAAGGTGCAGCAATGTCATCATATGTAAGTTCTGGATTAGTGTAATTAGGAAACAAAGCTAATCTAGATTGCTTCAAACTATCAATTAATGCTTGCTCATAGTCTGGATTGTTTCTCATTCTTCCAGCCTTCTCTGATACTTCTGTATCTGTTAAGCTGCCAAAGATTGGTCCAAGATATTGTGTGTATAGTTTCTTAACTCTATCTTCTTGTTCAGCACTTCTATCTAGTCCACCAAGTCCAGCTGTATTTATGTATGAAGTAAAGTCTGCATCTCTTACACCAGTTCTAAATGGGTCTGCAAATAAAGCTAACTGTTCTGTTGTATATGCTTCGGACCATTGTCCAGATACCCACTTGTTTGCTATCCATGCAGATAACGCATCTGGTGCGCCTAACTCTTGATTTGTTTCTGGGTCATATCCACCAGATACACCAGCAGCTTTTAGTGCAGATGCTACTTGTATCTTGTAGTCATTAGCTTTTTGTCTAGCTGTGCCTGGGTCTTTGTAGTATTCTCTTAGCCAATTACGTTCTGATTCTGTATGTGTCTTGTACCAATTAGTACCAAACCATTCTGATTCAGTTACATCTCTGTTTTCTAACGCAGCTTCAGCTAATACTTTTACTGAATCTGGGTCTAATAACCAAGGTTGTATAGTTGCTTCTTGTGCTAAGTTCTCTGCAAAAGAAGTAAACGGATGTAGTGGTTGACCATCTGGACCATTAGCTGGAAGGTCTGCGCTATTACCAGCTATCACTCCCATCAAATCTAAATCATCATTACTTAACATTGCATTGATATAGTAATCTTGTCCTGGTGTTACAATTCCAGCTTTGATTGGGTCATTGTATCGTACTTCATAAAACATAAATATTGTGCTGCCTTCATATAACTCACCAGCTCCAGGGACTGCATATCTTAAATACAACTGTCCTTCTACATCTACTAAATCAGCACCATCTGGAATATTGTTAAAGACATTTTTATTAGGATTCATACCTCGTTCACCTGGAGGTGGTTCACCTCCTCCACCACCACCTGTTTCTCCACCTGTTTCTCCACCTGTTTCTCCACCTGTTTCTCCACCAGTTTCTCCACCAGTAACAACCTTATCTACAACTGATTCTATATACTTTGTTTCTTCTTCTATCTGTCCTCTAAGGTCTATAGCTTCTTGAGACTCTACACCAGCAACTAAATCTGCTGCTCCTGGTATCAACAATTCTGTATCTTGTTTAAAATCTACTTCACCAAGTATTCCATCTTCTACATATCTTTTAATAAATTCTGTTTCTTTTTCTTCTAATGTTCTTACATCTACATTTTTGGGAGGATTTGCTTTCATCTTTGCAAATTCCAACGCCTTCTTTACAGCTGTTTCATCATTTAATAATCTTTTAGCTTGTGCAAATGTAGGAGGAGGAGTAACTTCTTTCACTGCAGAAGCTAATGCAGCATCTACTTGCGGTGCTGGCTCACTAGCACTATCAATAATGCTTTTAATAATTGCTTCTGATAAATCTAATTTTCTAGTTAATGCAAATATTTGAGAACCAGTTAACTTATTTTTTTTAGCGTACTCTCTTAAATCAGCAATACTTTGTATATCGTTATAATCCATTAAGTTCTTTCCTTAATTTATTGTACTTCATTTAATCTTTATTGTCCGATGTTATACCACGTAATCCTTTAAATAAAGTATCGTAGAATGGTTTTGTCAATTTGTATGTAATAGAATATTTATCATCTATCTTTCCGAAGTTATCAAAGAAATCTACATCTTTATCTATAGCTTTAGTTGCAGCATTAGCCACATCTGCCGCTAATACTAAGGTTTCATAGAACGCTAAAGCTGCTGCTGCTGGTCCAGTAACAGAAGCTGCACCGTACTTTGTACCTAATTTAGCTAAACCTTTTTCTATAACTTCTTGACCTACGTCTAACTTACTAAGATTATTTAACACTTTAGATGCAAATTTAGGTTTAGTTTTAGTAATCTCATCTGCTTTTTTAATAGCTTCTTGTCCATGTGTATTGATAAATAAGTTTCTAGCTTGCTGTAATGTAGGCTTTTTAGCTACTGGTTCTGCTTCTGGCAGCTCTACAGTTAATCTAAAGTTCTGATTATCTAGTGGTTTATCTACTAAAGCATTTACTAACTTTGTTACATCTTCATCTGTTGTGCCTGGAGCTTTCCACATTTCTAGTGTGTCGCTTGTATCAACTAAGTTAATTACAGATAAAGGAACTAAACCACCTTTTCTTTTACTATATACCAGCATATCAACACCTACTTTGTCTGCTATAGATGCAATGTTTGCAGCTGGTGTCATATGGAATCTACCTACTTTGTTAAGTGATATATCTGGTGCTTTTAATAATGTTGCATCGTCTGCAAACTCCATTGGTATTTGTCTTAAAACACCTGTGTCTAAAACTTTAGGTTCATAACCAACATCAAATTTTTTATCCATATATTCATTGACTGGTATGTTTGCAGCATAATCATACTTTTGTGGTAAAAATATTTTTTTATTCATCTCATCTGGTACTACTGTACTTAGTGTTCTCATGTAATCACCCATAGCAAAGATTGCACGTTCTTCTTTTTCTATAACTTTTGGATTTATTCTCCAGAAAAAATCTGCATCTCTCTTTAAATATGAGTTATATCTTGTGTTTAAAAACTCTTTCATATTGTCTTGCATAGATTTCAAGGTATTCATAGTCATAGTTTTATTTCTAGTAACTGGTATATTTTCTAAATCTTCTATGTTTCTAAATCCAGGTTTTACTTCTTGTGTTAGTTTGTCTATTGCTGCTATTTGTTCTTTAGGTAAATTTGTTAAGACGTTTAATATATCTGTATAAAGTGCAGTTTCAACTACAACACCTCTAGTTATTGTTCCTACTTTTGCCCAGGTCATATGTCCTATAAGTGTTCTACCTATATCAAACACTTGCTGCTGCGCACCTACAATATTTGAAAACTTACCATCTTGTAATTGTTTAGCAATATCTAATGGAGTTGCATTAGGCTGCTTAGATAGTTTTTTTAACTCATCTATAGATTGGTCTATAGCGTTAGTTAATCCACCATTAGCTTGTTCAAATAAACTTAATCCATGAGCATCTACACCAGAATCAGCTATTCTCCTTACAGTTCCAGATATATCTTCTTCTAGTTCTATTAAGTTTGTTAAGGCTTTTCCTATGTTTTTTTCTGCATCTAGTGGATTTTTTTCTACAAAGATATCTGTTAAAAAATCTTCTGTTCTTTCCGCTACATCAAAATGTGTATTACCTAATACTCCAATACCGCCTAATAAATCATCTATAATCTTTTTATCAAACTCTTGCGGATTTATTTTTAGAAAAGAAACTAAGTCATCATAAATATTTAATAACTGTTTTAAATCTTTTATCTCATAATTGTTTTTATAGATAATACCAGGGTCATAGTTACGTAAATAATCAATAGACCTTCTTGATATGTCTAGTGGTAATGTTACTGCTGTAGCGGCAGCAGCAGTCGTAACTATATCCTCTTCTTCCATAGCTACGTTTTACTTGTAAATATCTTTTTATATCTGTTTCTTTTAGCTGCGTGGTTTAAAAAATATAATCTTTTTTGTTCTGCATTGGTCATCTGTTCTATGGGTTTCATTCTATTGCATCCAATACATCTTGCATTGTTATAGATTCATCTCTATTAACTTGTGTCTTAACTTGTGTTACGTTTTCACTTCCAGCTTGCTGTGGAACTTGTGCTTCAAAATCTAAGTTTCTAGGTACTAATGCAGATATCAACTGTGCAGCATATTGTTCTGCTGGATTAACAGTTGGTCCTAAATTATCTTGTTCCATCTGTACATTAGGTTCTATAGTTTGTTGTTCTGATTGTTGTATGTAACTCTCAACTGTTGGATTAGAAGCTGTCTCTAAATTATCTTCATATTTACCTAATACACTATTAACATACTCCTGGACATTAGGTCCAAATCCTTCTATGTTTCCTATATCACCAACAGAATCTATACCTAACTCTTTAGCCTTCTTAGCTCTAGCTGGTCCAGCATACCAAGCAACTGCTACTAAGTCCCAAGAACCATATGTGTTGTAATATTCTGTGAACTTATATGCAGCTACGATATCTTGCATCTCTGGTACTTTCCAATTAGCACCAGCATATCCAGCTTCTTCTGCCCACTTATCCCAGTTAATATCTAAGATACCGTAAGCACCTAATGCTTGAACTTGTACTGGTTGTCCATCATAACCAATAATTGTTGTAGGCTTATGCTTTAGCTGATAGTTACCACCAGCATTCTCTTGCTCTCTAATTGATTCCATAAAAGCGATTAATTCTTGTGACATATTATGCTGGTCTCCCACTGATGGCATTAAGAATAACAGACCTAGTATTGCGTGCAGAATAATTTTCTCCTAACCTAGCTTTTTCATTTACTAAGAGTTCATCTATGTTCTCTCTCATTCTACTCGTAGGGTCTATCTGTGTAAGACCTTGGTCACTTATTGCTTGCTGTACATTGTCAGCAGCATAATTACCATATTGTCCTGCGAGTAAATCTTCACCAGTAAATGCTGGTTGTGCTTGTGCTATCTGTCCTAATTCTTTTGATTGATTGTATGCAGCTTCAGAATCTTTATATAACTGGTTAGCAAGTAGTTTTAATTCATATGGAGAAGGGTCTCTGTTAACTTCTCTTGCGTAGTATGACTTAATTGCTTGTGCATTCGTTGCTGGGTCTTGTGGTAAAAACACGTCATCATCTGGTATTGTTGGTACTGGATTAGCTACAAATTCTTTTAATGTACTTCTCCAGGCAGCACCATTCTGCTTTTCTGCTTCTGTAACACCAGCTCTATTAGCTCTAGCCAATACAAAAGTAAATGCTTGTTGTGTTGGTCCATCCCATTCTCCAGGTAAAAATCCAGCACCTACGTTTAATAACTTAGCATTTATTAAATCTGCTTGTATTCCAGCAATCTGTTCTTCTTCTAAACCAGCAAATAAATTTACTAAATCTGATTCTGTATAAAAATCTGTAGCAGATTCTCTTGGTGGAATGTAATTAGCTGGTACTCCTAATAATGCTTCGGCACCACCATACAATCCAAACTGCTCACCAGCTGCTGCTAGTGCTGCATCATCTGCACCTATAGTTGTAATATCTGTACCAGATGTAGCAAAATCTACTATATATTCTGGTATCCCGTATGCAATTAAATATTTAGCTGCTTCATCTACATTATTAGAACCGAGTATTTCTATTCTTTGGTCAGTTGTAATACCTATCTTATTCTGTCCTAGCGTAGCGCTATCATTGACTTGGAGTATTATCGTTTGTACTCTGTCTAAAAATTCATCAACTGTCATATATTCCTTTTAATAATTCTATATCTTCTTCCGCAGCTTGTAACTCTCTTTCAAAGATTTCTTTAGCTAGCGGTGCAAACTCTGGGTTAGTAACCAGTATAGCTTTCATTTTATCTCTTAATGCATTTCTATATGGTGCTAGTGCGTTAGCTTGTCTAAATGAGGTTTCCTTATAACCTAAATTTTTTGTTTCAGCAATAACTCTGTCTCTAAATTGTAAGTAATCTTTTAGACCTTCTGCTGCTGGATTGCCTACTAATGGTGATTCTAATGCGTATGTAACTGGATTAATCCAAGTATATAGCTCATCAATTAAATCATCTATCTCTGGTTTTGTAGGTATATAATCTATGCTTCTACCATATCCAGGGTATCTCATAGCTATCTCTGCTTTTTTATTTAACTTAGCTTGATTAGATACATTGTCATTTTTAGTAAGTAATCCATTCTTCTTTAAAAAGTTTTCATATTCTATATTTCCTAACAAGATATTCTTTGCCTGGACCCATTGCTCTGGTGTTCTTGGTACTCTATCACCACTCAATAACTGGTTATAGTATTGTTCGTACATAAACTCTGAATCAGTTTCATCTATTAAGAATGCATATGTTAGATTAAATTTCTCTACTAACTCTGGATTAGCTCTTTCCCATGCAGCACCATCTTCTGTTACTGGTCTTTTTCTAACTGTAGATGTTCTACTTGTAGCTATAGCAACTGGGTCAAAACCAAATCTATCTGTAAATACTTTTACTGCAGTAGAACTATCTTGTACAGAGTTAGATATATTTCTATACTCTTCTGCTAATGTCTCAAACAAGTAAAACTGTCCAGTATCGTCTGATATTTCATACTTAGGACTTACAATTCCCGATGGACCTAATGCTTGTGAGATGCTTCTAATAATAAATATTTTTCTTGCATAATCACCAGCAAGTTCAATACCAGCATTTACACCTTCTGGAGTACTGTCATCAATCTGTCCAGCATATATCAATGCTTTGTAAACATCTATCTGTGTATTAGCAAACTGTCTTTTAGCGTCAGCTCCTCCTACTTCAAAAGCTGTTCCTAATTTCTTTAACCACGATGGTGCTGGAGTAATAGAACTTAATATTTCTGAAGCTGAACCTACTCTAGGAGGTGAAAAATCACCAAACAATAATTGTTCTTCCCATTTACCAGGACGAAATACATTAAAGTATTTATTTATTATTGCAGCTGGAACTGTAATAGTTGGACCAAAACCAGGAACTATATTGCCAGCTATGTTTAATGACGATGCAAATACTGGTAGATTTACTTTGACACCATTTTCTTCTAAGTCTTTAAACATAAACTTCTTAAGTAAACCTTCACCTGGATAACCAAATAATTCTTCTCCAGTATTAGGGTCTTTGTAAAAGAATCCTTTTTGTCCTTCGTCATCAAATATTGGGTTAGGTTCTTTTGCAGATTGTACAACTTGTTGCACTCTTCTAAGTGGTCGTCCACCTTCGTTCTTAACTAATCTACCCCAAGTTGTAAATATTTCTAAGTATGCTTCACCGAATGGAAACAATGCTCTTGTTGCATTACCTAATCTTGTTTTAGTAGTTACATCATATAACAACTTTTGTGTCTCTGATAGTGCATGTGCAGAGGAAACTTTATCTATAATCTTTATGTCATTTATTCCACCAGTAACACCTTTATAAGATTTAAGCTGCTTTAATATTTTTTGTTCTCTCTTAGTTCCAGTAGCTAAACCAGCTTCTTCAGCTTGCTTTACAACTTGCTTTAATGTTTTAGCGTTTAAATGCTGCGCAAAGTCTGATACCTTATTCCAATAATGAAACTTAAATGCTGGCGCTCTAGATAGTTTTCTAGTAGGTACAGTCATAAGCTGGTCAAACATTGTATCTACAAAGTCATCTAGTATTCTCGTTTGTTTTGATATAGAGTTCTTTAACTCACCTCTAGCTTGTTCTGGTAAAACCTTAGTATATTTTTTAACAAAATCTTTTTTTAACTTATCTTGATTTTTTCTTAGCTGTGTAGTTATTGATGTGTATTCTTCTGGGTCTAACTCACCAGCCCAATACTTTTTCAAATCTACATTTTCTAATCCTACTAACTCTTCAGCAGACATCTTTTCATCTGCTAATGCTTTTAATAAATCTTCATTACCATTTTCATCAATCCAGTTTCTAGCTAATCTAGGCGCACCAGCTGGTGTAGTAGTAAATACTTTACCACCAGTAGATTGTGCTAACGCAGCATTGACATAATGTACAAACTCTTCTGCTTTAGCTGCTCCTGGTCCGCTATTAAAACCAGCACCGTTAAATGAATGTCCTTTAGAACCAGTAACTTTTCTTATGTGTTTATTAAGTGCATTACCTTGTGTTTGTGATTCTTTTATAATTGCAGCTAACATTTTTTTTCTTTTACTTGGAATTGTTTCTAACTGAACTTCAGCAAGCCTTCTAGATAATGGGTCAAACTTGTGCTGCATAAAGTTTCTAAAGGTAGCTTCTCCCCATGCTCTTTTGTTTTCAGAACGTGTAACTGTAGTAAACTCACCACTCTTACCCCATCCTTTACGCATAACAGTAGGGTTAACTGTTGCTTCTAAAAACTGTGCATTATCTTCAAATGTACCCATTAAGGTATTAGCTGATTCTCTTTCTTTACCTATAGCTCTAGCAATAAAATCTGCTGGATGTGATATAACATTTGTTACACCAGATGTAGCTAACCTTAATTGTTCTTCTGCTATAACTCTTACTGTCCAGGCAGGTCTTAATAGAACTAATGGTTTAAACAATGAACCGTAATACCAATCTAAAAATCTACGTGCGCTTTGTGACGAACCTCCCATAAATATCTTAGAACCTATAGCACCAAAACTTTTATCTAGTGTTTTAGCAGCTCTAACCATATCTAGTGGATTAGGTAATACTATTTCATCTGCAAGTTGTGTAGCTGTTAACGGGTCTAACAATTCTTCTACATTATTTAATTTACCACCTTGCAACTTTGCTAAGGTTTGTGTAATTGGTAAGTTTTTACCTTCTGAATCTATACCGAAACTTTTTAATATACCTTTTTGTTTTTGTGCGTTACCTACGAATGCTGCTTGTACTTCTAATCCTTTATCTATTAAGTCTGCTTGAAACTGTGTAAGTTTCTCTCTACCACCTAATGCTTTTGTAACTTGTTGTTTCATACCTTTACCAGGTGCAGATAAGAACTTAACTAATAAATTAGCTGTTGCTGTTGGTGAATCTGCAGCATTAAGTGCTTTTATAGAGTCACTAATAAAATCATTTCTTACTTTTGTTCTAGTTGCTTCATCTAAAGAAGTAGTAGATAAACGTATAAACCTATTTAGTTTTACTAATGCATCATCTTGATTTTTTGTAACTAACCTTGTACCGTATGTTCTCTCTAACATTCCAGTTAAGTTATTACCTTTTGACTTTATTGTTGGTACTACATTCTTTGTTGATTCAATTAATAAGTTTTTCTTAATAAGGTTTTCTGTAAGGTCAGCATCTATTTCTTCAAATGTCTTACCTTTGTTTTTTATTTTAAATTTTTCTAACTCATCATAAAACTTTACATTGTCAATATTATTTTTAGATGTAGCCATTATGTCTGTTGTTGAGTTTTCCCATAAATATTTTTTAAATCCTACACCAGCTTTACCAGATAAAAACTCCTGGACAGTAGGGCCAAATACAGTTTTTCTAGCACCAGACAGCAAACCAGTATTCTCAAATACTTTAGCTAAACCAGTTAAGTTTTCTAATTCACTAAATGTACCTCTAGCTTTTTGTGCTTTACTTATTCCAAATCCTAAAACAGATATTGGGTCTAAAAATATCTGTGCAATAATATCTATCGTTCCAGTCATATACTTGTAAGCAGCTGTACCAGGCTCTATAATTTCATCTACTGGTTTAAATAAATACCTACCAACTGTAACAGTAGGGTCTAAACCAGCTTCTTTAAATCTCTCTGCTCTCTCACCAACAAATTGTATTTGATTAGCTTTTTTCTTTTGTTCTTCATAAATACTTACACCTAATACATTATCTCTAACAAACTCTCTAGCTGTAAGTGGGTCAACACCAGCTGCTAATAAATTTTTATATTCTGGTGTAGTTGTTGGGTCTGTAGTTCCTAAAAACCATCCTTGACCCAAATCTACGTCTTGTCCAGCAGCTTTAGCAGAGTCTATCTCACCAAGTAGCGTAGCCTTACTTTTATCTCTAGCTTCTTCGTGAGACATACCTTGTTGTCTGCCTTCTAAATATCTAACACCTCTAGGTGCTGCTGATTCCCATAAGTTTTGAAAACCTATAAATGCACCTCTAGTTGCTTTTCTTACAGCATCAGATAATTTACCAAAGCCTCCTTCTTCTTTTGCTATAGCTTCTTTAATAACTATCTGTTGTAATCTTGGGTCATCTGCAGCAATACCTAATTTAACTGCACCTACTAAAGAACCTTTACTTATTGACGGATATCTTGTAACAATAGCAGCAGCTCTTTTAGCTTCTTCTTCGTTTACTGGTGATGGCGCAGCTGCTTTACTTATTGCACGTTTTGTAGCTGAATCATCTTGGAACGATGCCGCATCAAAAATACTGTACGACATGTTAACCTTTTAAAATATTTGCTAAGAGTGGGTCACCAGTTAAATCAAAAAACTTTTGTATTAAGTTTTCTGTAGTTTCCATTGAGTCATCTGCACCTACTCCTGGACCAAATGGTAATCCATCTTCTACTGGTCTCATCGGTTGGTCTGTAGTTCTAAATACACTTTGTTGTAATGCATTGTTTAATGCTTGTCCAGGTGTTTGTCCTGGTACTGGTGCAGGAGTTGGTGTAGGTTCACCTAAATTTAAATCTTGCACTTCGCTATTAAGAGCTTTAAGAGGTTCCTTCTCACCGTATGTCATTCTTGTTTGGTCTATGTAGTTATTAGATGCTGGCTTTACAGCATTATTTCTTTTAGTAATTCTCGTAGCCATCTTCATCACCTTCTTCTAAATTAATTATCTCTGTTACAAAATAAGTTGTAATAGTTCTAGGAAACCTTTTTAACTTTTGTATCTGTAAAAAATGTTCCATAAGAATGTCATCACCTTCTTCGTCAACATCCCATAAACTATTATCTACAATATCTTCAAACTCCATCATACAATACCCAATGCTTGTTGAATAGAAGGAGCGGGTCCTGTGGTGGTTGGACCCTCACCTTCTAACAGGGGCTGCGTTGCTTGAACTTCTTCCTCTTCTGGAAAAAACTTATCTAAAATGTTTTGCTTATCAGATGGATTTTTTCTTATCTGTACAACTGCACGTATAGCTTGTAAGTCACCAGTAGCAGCTCTTTGTAGTAAAGAATCTTCTAATACTTTATCCATCTTTTCTTTTGTAATTCTCTCATTGACTCTACTTAAGTCATCTAAACCATCTAAGTTTTCTTGTAGTGTCTGTGTGTCAATAACACCAGAACTAAGAAGCTGCAGCCCAGTTACAATCTTCTGCGGTTCATCGTAACCAGCCATAGCACCATACACTCTTCTTGTTTTGTAAGAACTTTGTATGTCTCTTTTTGGTTCATACGTTTCACTAAAAAATTTATTATCTCTATATCCAGATAGTTCTTTGACTTGTCCACCGTACATGTTCTCATCCCATTCAAGTCTTTTAGCATCTATCTGTTCTATAGCATCAGCCATAACGGTATGATATTCTCTAATCATAAGAGACATAGATGCGCCTAACTCTTCAAGTCCTCTACCAGTAGCAAAGCTAAGTGGTGACTGTGAATCATCAGTAGCTGGATAAGAAGCACCAACACGTAGTTGTCTTTCTATTCTGTCTATTTGTTGAAAGATTTGATACGGTATGTTAGATGAAGGTTTAGATACTGTGCTTCCAGGAGAAAAATAGTTAACAGCAAATCTACCTTTTTTATACTGTCCAGATTCTAATTCACCAGTTATGTTAGTTTCTGTAAAGACTGCATCTTCCATCGCAATAATTGACATAACATTAATTTTTGCCATAGAAGCCATAAGTCCTATTATCTGGTCATACTGTCCTTGCATCTGGTCAAAACTAAATTTCTTAGCTACAACAAATGATGGACCAGATTTAATTGGGTTAGGAATAAAATCTAATATTGTAGAAGAAGTCATGTGGTAAATGTATGTACCTTCTTCGTTATAGTATTCAGATATCAAGTCACCTTCGTTATTTGAGTTTGCCCATGAACCGTTATATGCGTCCTGGTATGCAGATGCATAACCACTAGCAACATTCACTACATTCTTTTCTTTTTTAATCTTCTCTGCATATTGTGGATATATCTTAGCTAAAGAAGATTTAGGTACTCTACGTACAACAGACATCTCTTTAGGTGATTGGTCTGGACCAAAGTATCCAGGAAAACAATTGTATGGGTCTCTTAGTTCAGCTACTGGATATGGTGTACCGTTCGCATCTTTTTTCTCTTTAATTACCCATGCAGCAAAACCATAGCCTGGTAACCATCTACCAACTTGTGGCATTTGTAAATCTAATCTTTGTACATCATCATATGCAGTAATAATTCTTGCTATTTTATCTGCACGTTGTCTTGCACGTTCTGAATCTTTATTGTTAGGTACATCAACTTTTAGATTAGGAATACGTCCTATCTTCTGTGCTAAGTGTTCTAAACCACTCATCATTAGGTTAGGCATTGGTACTTGCCAGTCCTGGAAACCTTTAACTTGGTCACCTAGTAAAGCTAAAATACCACTAGGTCCACCGTTCATAATAGAACGAATACGACCACGCATTGCATGATTATCTTGATTATCGTAATGTAACTGCGTTATCTTATCTTGTAATTCACTCGTATTCATATTCCTACCATGGTGCAGAGTTTAAGGAGCTTACATCAAAATTGCCATAGCTTGGTTGGTAATCGTATCCCATTTCTGCGATAAATTCCTTTTGTAATCTTCTTACAATCTTTATCGGAAACCAACTAGCCATAACTATATCTGACTTGTATCCTTTACTACTTGCCTTGTTAGCAGCATTTGAAAAATACAAAAGCTGCCTACGATATATATTACTCTTATTTTGTGAATCTGCACTACCATAAGGAAGATTTACTAATCCTTTATCAAACAACTCACTCATAGAACCTACACCGAAGTATGGGTCAAATTTATTTTTTTGTGTTTGATGTCCTTCTAGGTGAATACCTTTAGAAGATGTCCACTCTTTTAGTTCTCTATCTTGTCTAATAGCACGTTGAAAACCATTCTCTTCAATAATCCAATGAGATAAACCATACTTTGCATACCATTCTTTTATTGTTTTAAATGCTTGTGGTATGCCGCCACCTTTAGTATTTTCTAAATCTACCATGTACAATTTACCTTCACTTACATGATATGCCCATAGGAAAGCTGCCTGGTATCCAGTAGCTGCTGGGTCTAATCCAGCAATAAGTCTTGTACCAGCTGGTATGTGTCCTACATTCCTAGATTCATCTCTAGCTGCATCTAAGGATTCTACCTTAAACATCTGTAATCCTTCAGAGAACGGTCTATTCAAATACACCATCTCAAAGATTGCTAAACCACCAGTTGTTTGTGCATTCCTTCTTTGTGCCATAAGCCACTTGTAACTTCTTTTGCTAGCCCATAACATATGTTTTTTATGGTCCTTCTCTGAACCAGAATCTATTGGTATTTCTAAATCATGTGCGGATTCTATAATCTTGTCCCACTCATCGTTATCAATTAAGGAATTATACAAATCATCGGGATGCTGCCGTGAACCTATAACAACAATAGCTGTGTGTTCCTCTTTACGAGATGATAATGTTGTTGTCCACCATCTCTTAGTTTGTTCACGTGAACTAGGTTGTATTGTTGTACCGTGGTCCTCAATATCGTCTGCAATAATCAAATCACAGTCACGAGATAGAATCTTACCACCTTTACCTACAGCTACCATAGTTGGTGATTTAATACCAGTTACTGTTCTTGTCTTAACTGTAAACTGTCCAGAACTCCAGGTCTTACCAGTTCTGCTTCTAGGTTTAAAAGTTTCTCCTGGTCCACAAAAATCTTCTATTAACTTATCGTTATTTTCTAAGTGGTCCAGAACCGCACCTACTGCATTCTTTGCAATATCTTCATTACCACCTACCCACATAATCCTTACATTAGGATTTTTACAAATCTGATATACAGCAAAGTGTGTAAGTAAATCTGTCTTACCATGTCGTGGTGGACTAAGTATCATTAACTGTGAACCGTTTTTAATTGATTTTAAAATATTTTTAATCCAGTTCTTGTGAAACTTAGCTGTCTCATAAGGTTTGCCAGTTTCTGTAACAAAGTATCTATCTCTAAATTTTTCAAAAGATTCTAATGATTTCTTTGCTTCTTCTGGAATATTCCAGTTCTCTCTAGCTTCTGCAGTAGCTTTATCTTCTTTATATGCAAGTAACATTCTTGCTACTACACTCTGGTCAACACCAATATCTTCTGCTACAAACTTCTGTGTAAACTGTCCTTCTACTAATTCTGCTGCATAGTTCTCTACGAAATATAAATAATGTTCTCCACGATTAGCACGTGCATTAGGTGATGTAGATAACTTTTTTTGTTCTTTTACTTCTGCAGCTTTTGACCTAGCATTCGCTGCTTTAGTACATTGCAACTTACAATATTTTTGACGTCCATGTGTTTGTTTAAATTTATCTCCACAATGCGGACACGATATTGTTTTTAAATTAGGCATGCACGTTATTTATTCTTATCAGAAACTCTAGATTTTTGAACTTTTTTAATATCTACTTTTTTGCCTTCTTTATATTTTTTAGCAGTAGCTAATATCTCTAAAGCTCTTTTCTTTGCTGCTGCATCTGATAAACCTTCTAAGTATTTAGCTGGTACACCATATCGATATGGTTGTGTTCTTTTAGCCATTATTTTTTCTTACTACCTTTACGTAAATCTGTATCGTGTTTTTTAGAACCACCAATGTAACTGTTTACTCTACCCATAGCCCATTGGTGCATACTTACTCCAGGTCTTGACCCAGAACTCATATAAGCTCCCATACCTCTACGATAAACAGTTTTTAAAGTACTTAGTGATATACCACTAGACTTTGATTTTTTCTGTAATGCTGATAATGCGTTAGCTGGTATTTTAGCTGCCATTAGTTACCACATCTTGCAAGACCAATATCTTGCACTTGTCTTATCTTTAGCTGAAGAACATTTATGCCTGGCACGGAACGAAGCTCTAGCTTTTGGATTATCTTTACGAATCTCCATATTTGGGTCTCCGAACATAATCTTTTTAACTTTCCCATTAGACATAACAAACACTTTAAATTTCTTTCTACCATGTCCTGGTTCACCTTTTTGTATTCTAGAAGGACTGTTTAACTTGACCTTCATTCCACGCCATTCAGCCATTACCTTTTGGTCCTGACTTTGTTACGTTTCATACCTTTTTTTGGCTTATAATGTTTACCTGGCATTTGTTCTCCTATACTTTAATTATGGCAGAATACATATCGGGTAACAAGTACCCGAACTTCAAAAAGAATACACAGTATCAGAAAAACCGAATCTGCGTGCATTCTGCTTGTACTACCATCTTATCTCAATATAACAAATATAAATACTGTCATAAACATAAACCGAAAACTTTTCCAAGAATCAAGGGTAGAAACATAGATGAGACTAAACAAGAGCCTTTAGAATAAACAAAAGGACCTAGTCTTTCCTCCAGGTCCTTAAGTCGTACAGTCTGTCCATTTACTGTGTTATGAAAGAATACGAATCAAAAGTCAACCTTATTCATCTATAACAATCCTAGAACTGTCTCGTGATGTTAAGCTATCTTTCTTTTCATATCT